AGCCGAGCCACCCTTCGCCAGCCAGGGTCCGGGGCTTGAGTATTGATCTAAGTGAACGTATAAAATAAAATTGCGGGAGTAAGTTGCAAACTAAGTATGTTGTGTTAGTATTTGGGCATCGGAAATTTGTAGGGAAGGTTCAGATATGTCCAAAGCTAAGTTCGACAAACAAACGTTCGTTGGCTCTCTGCCGCCTGTCTTGACCTTGGCGGCCGATCCGCCTCCCTTGCCCTGCGGCGCGGCATTCCCAGGGACCGAGTTCGCTATTATCGATCGTCGGATCACCCTGAAGCAGGTCCGGTACACCACACCCAAGCGAATCCACGGTCTGCTCCACTACGACGGGCCGACTCAGTTATTCTTTGTGGGATACGAGTGTGGCCAATGTGGAGAAGTCTTTCTGGTGCCGGACACAGTTACAGACGAGGCATCGTTGGCGCGGGCGATGAGGCATGACTGCACAAGGGCGCACAGGCCCAGCTTCGATCTTCGCACCCGTGTCCTCTGGGTCGTGCAGGACATCGGTCGCCCAAGCGACTTGGGCAGTGTTGGCTGCGAACAATATGCCGATCAAATTATGGAGTTGCTGGAAGAGGCTCGTCCATGACCCGTCTCTTTCACAAAATCGTCTGTCACTTTCTTGGCCACACCACCAAGAACGTCCCCTTCGTCTTCTTTCGTTCCTGGGACGGGCTGACCGAAATCGGCTCTCTTCATTGCAAACGTTGCGGGGCGATGGTGGGAGAGTACAAAAGGAACTTGGAGGAGCTTGTAAATGGAAATGTTTCGTAGCTTATGGGGGTCGTGGCCGGAGTGGGAAGGCCGGCTGGACTCAGGTCACATAGTCTTCGTTCGCATTCGCCACGGTCAAGTCTGGATCGGCAAGGCGGAGACTGGCGCGGCTGCGAGCGAGTCGGCTACTCTGGTCAAAGAGAGCGTCCAAGACTACTTCGGTGTGGCGGACGTTATCGAGGCGCTGACGGAGTTGCGTGAGTGCGGATATCATTTCGTCCCTCCAACTTCGCTGGAGAAGGGAACCAGACTTTATGCTCCACGAACATGAATTCATCTGCCCCATCTGCGGCCTCGTCCTCCCCTCCCTTACTGCTTTCCACCAGCACCACGCCAAAGTTCACCAAAAGAAGGAGCCCACCCAATGACCTCCTCCTCCCGTCGCCAAAATGGCTGGATGGCAGCCTCGGCCAGGCTGCAAAGAGGACTGCCTGCTGCCGCAGATCCCCCACCCGAGCCACCAGAGTTCGAGCGGCTCCTACAACGCGCCGGAGTCAAAGAGACCGAGGCGGCCAAAAATCCCCAGGTTCGGCAATGGGTCAAGTCTTTCTACGGAACCAAATTCGTCCCAGAGAAGATTCTGGACGAGATCGGCTTGGTGGTCGACGTGATTTACTGGTGAGGAGGAAGTTTTATGGACGAGCAGGTGGAGGAGGTTAATAAATACAAACTTCCTGAAGGGTTGCGAGAAGCCGCTTATGCTCGCATCAAGTCTTTCGATGGATTAGTGGGGAATGGGACTCTTACAGAAAACCGCATCGACATGATTCTGGAAGAAGCGAAGAAATGGTACGCGCCGGAGGCCAGGCCGCCGCACGGGTCGCAGGGAAAGTTGCGGGGCGGGTGCGGCTGCTGGCGCTGCCGCCGGGCCGGCGGGATTGCGCTGCCGCGGGGTCCGAAGACCGGGCCTGCAAGGCGCGCTGCGGTCGAGGATTGGCTGGCGTGGACGGACCCAGATGACGGAACCACGTTGACCCAAGCGGAGGTCGGGAGGCTGGTCGGAGTGGGCCAGGGCGCGGTTTCTAGGATTGCACGAGGTTAGTAGTGTTACAATGGGGTTGTGGAGGTTCGTGCCTCCGCACACTTCAGGCTGTAAGGAGCCGTTCATGCCAACCCCACACAATCGAATATACCGCGTCTGCGCGCAGTGCTTTGAGACATTCAGCGTATCTCCGTACAATTTCAAAAGGGCCGGCGGAGTTTTTTGTAGTAAAAAGTGCCGCATAGCGAAGCAGTCGGCAGAGCGAACGGCGAAGAGTGTAGCCAGTATGGTGCCTCACGCTTGCCCCTGGTGTTCTAAGACTTATGGGGTTCTACCGTGGGAAACTAAGTTGGGTAGGAAAGTATTCTGTGGCCGGGCATGTGATAACGCAAGCCGAGCGGAAAGAAGTTCACACCCAGAGATTAAGTTCTGGAAGTACGTGAATAAAACTGAGGGCTGCTGGCTCTGGGCAGGCGGCCAGAGCAAAGGCTACGGACAGATAAACACCCCAGAAAAGAAATACGCGCATCGATTTTCTTGGGAGATACACAACGGTCCTATCCCTGCGGGTATGTGTGTCCTCCACAAGTGTGACGTTCCTTTCTGCGTGCGCCCAGATCATCTTTTCTTGGGTACGGACGCTGATAATTCGAGGGATCGCATTCAAAAACGCCGAGGCATCATTCGTCTCGTCACGGCTTTCGGTGAGACTAAAGCTATGTCAGAATGGCTGAGAGACGCCCGATGCTTAGGAAGCAGAGATTCAATCGTTGGGAGGCTGGAGAAAGGCTTCTCTCCTGAGTTTGCATTGACAACCAAGCCGCTTACGCAGTTTGAACTAGGCTTGTGTGCGGCGATCTCTCGCTCATTCAGAGAAGATTTTTTGAAAATTTCTGTTGATTGTTGCAAACTTACCTGTTAGTATTCTTTCTAAATGACGGAGTCTTCTACCAATTCGATCGGTGTTCTTCGGCTGGACCCCTGTCCTAGCAAGGCTTTTTCGTGGATTTCTTGGAACCCGGAAGCGCCTGAAGTACGGGATGAGGTTACCAACCGCATAGTTCAACCGGCGGGGCCGGCTCTCACGGTTCGGTATCGCACGACTGGCATGGAGATGACTAGCTGGCCTGTCAGTGAGGCGGAAGCGCGCTGCATTTTTCAACCTGGTGCTGAGTTCGACTATTCCTCCGGTCGTGCTTACGCCCAACTGATCGCCCCAGGCAAAAGCAAGCGCAAGGTCAAGATGGGTGACCGGCAGGCGACTAAAGAGCAGCGCGAGGAAGTCGAGCAAAGAGCAGGACGGAGGTGGCTGGCGTGATCGGTCAAACTCTCACTCCCGCCGAGCGCCAGCAGATCCTCCGCCGGCTCAAGCATGGCCCAGCCCTGCCCAAAGCGGAACTGGCCGAGTACGCCAGCAAGGTGAGGCGAGAAGTTTTGTCAAAGAGAAAGCAGGTACAGCAGTGAGCCCCAGGCCCCGTCTCCCGCGCACACAATGGAACGAAGACTCGATCCGTGTCGAGGTCAAGGCCGCGGGCCTGACCGACGAGCCTGGCAACGTCGAGGTCTTCGATGCCTGCCTTGCTGAGATGAATGAAATTCGGCTCAGGCTTATGGTCGGTTGCTACGGGCCAGGGACGATGACCAAGCCGAAGCCGGCCTACCGCTGGCTCCTCGGTGAGTCCGCCACGATCCATTGCCGCGATCTCGACGTGGCAGAGTGGTTCAGGGAGCAGTTGCTGGCTTGGCTGAAGTCGCTCGACGGGATCAAATTGGAAAAGGTCGATGACGAAGGGGAGGCTGCGAAGTGACCTGGCAGGATACCCCCACATTCATCAACAATTTCAATCGCCTCGACATCGGTTTCCGGGATCTCCTCCTTTGGTTGCGCCGTGCCGGGATGACCAAGATCGCGGTCATCGACAACGCAAGCACCTATCCCCTTCTTCTCGATTTCTATGACTCGTCTGCGATGGAAGGTATCCAACTCCTCCGCGCTGGCGCGAATCTCGGCCACGAGGCCTTCTGGCGCCTGGACCTGCACCTCAAGCAGCCGGGTCGATTCATCGTCACTGACCCTGATGTCGTGCCTGACGAAGATTGCCCGTTTGACCTCGTCCGCAAGATGCACGAGGTGGCTGACCGCTATGCCCCCGCCAAAGTCGGCCCGGCGATCCGCATCGACAACCTACCAGACCACTTCGCGCAGAAGGACCACATGCGGATGTGCGAATCTGACTATTGGCTCCGAAAATATCCAGAGGGCGATTGCTGGAACGCTGCGATCGATACAACTTTCGCGCTCTATGAGTCCGGCTGGGGCCATTGGCCTCTGGTCGCCGATGGCGGCGTGCAGCACGTCAGGTTGGATTTTCCTTACGTTGTCCGCCACATCCCGTGGTACAGCGATAGCGCGAATCTCTCGGCTGAGGAACGCTACTACCGAGCGCACGTCGAAAACGGCTACTCGTCGTCCTGCCCCGTGGCGATTCCGGAGGAGAAACCCAATGCTTAGACTTGACGAGTACCCAGCTCCCCGTATCATCCCCGGTGGACTCTTTGTGGATGACCGCGGCCAACTTAACTTCTTCAACCAGTTTGACCTTGCATCAGCCCAGGTGCGGCGGATGTACATGACTATGAATCACCAGCAAGGGACCGTTCGCGCCTGGCACGCGCACAAATGTGAGGGGAAGTACGTAATGGCAATCTCGGGATCGGCGTTGGTCTGCGCGGTGGTGATTGACAATTGGCAGAACCCAAGCTCTTCAGCTAAGGTTCATCGTCATGTCCTCTCCGCTGCCTCACCTGCCGTTCTCGCCATCCCGCCCGGCTACGCCAACGGCTGGATGAGCTTGACCGACGATGCGCAACTTCTCTGGTTCTCAACTGCAACTTTGGAAGAGAGCAAAACCGACGACTACCGATTCCCGGCCCGGTACTGGAACCCTTGGAAAGTGGAGGAGCGGTAAGATGCCAACGAACACATGGGACACAAAGTTATGGAATTGTGCCATCGACACGGCGGTCAAGGAAATTGCCGTGCAGGCACGTTTTACGCGGCTGACGGGGTACCAGCGAGAAGACTATGTTGCTGCCTGTCGAGATTGCTGCATGGCGGTGGCAATGTTAAGGGAACCCAAAATCACATCGCAGCAAGGCGCTGAAATGGTAGCGAAGCTACTGGCAGGAGAGATTTGATGTCCCACCCAATGAAAGTCGCAATCCTCGGTAGCACCGGAATGCTCGGCTCGATGGTCAAGCGATTCCTGAGCCAGCAATCTACCTACGAGTTGACTTGCCCGGAGCGGCGTTGTCTTGACGCAACGGATGCCACCAAGTTTCATCTCGTCGATATTCTCGCCGGCCACGATTACGCAATTAACTGCATCGGGATCATCAAGCCCAGAATCGATGAACAGGATTGGGCTTCGGTTCAACGCGCCATTCAGGTCAACGCTTTGTTCCCGCAGCGTCTTGCCGCTGCCGCTGAATTGACCGGATGCCAAGTCCTCCAGATCGCGACCGACTGCGTTTACTCCGGCCAGGGGAGCGGCTACGTTGAATCTTCTCTTCACGATGCAACCGACATCTACGGCAAGACCAAGTCCCTTGGGGAGGTCCACTCCCCCAACGTTCACCATCTGCGCTGCTCAATCATCGGGCCGGAGGACGCCGACAGGCCCAAGGACTCGCTGCTGGAATGGTTCCTCGGCCAGCCGCAGGGTGCGACGGTCAAGGGCTACACGAATCACCGTTGGAACGGCATTACCACATTGGCGTTCGCCAAGATTTGCCACGGGATCATGTCGCAGTCTCTCGCCCTTCCTCCGATCCTCCACGTCATTCCCACGGGTGCCACTACCAAGGCCCGGCTTCTTTTCCTTCTTGCCTGTGCCTACAACCGTTCGGATATTTGTATCGAGGACACAATGGCGCCGGTGGCAATCAGCAGGGTGCTGGATACTCAACAGTCGTCTCAGGACTGGGACAAGTTGTGGAAAGCGGCGGGATACGCCGATGGCGTTCCCTACATTCAGCAGATGATTGAAGAACTGGTGGCATATCAGTGAAAATCCTCACCATTCTCGGTACCCGGCCGGAGATCATCCGGCTCAGCAGGATCATCCCTCTGTTGGATGAGACCGTTGGCCGTGAGAATCATTGCCTCGTTCACACCGGACAGAATTACGACCTCAATCTCTACATGCAGTTTTTCTATGATCTTGGCCTGCGCCATCCGGACGTGCAATTGAAGATGGAGGGGTCATTCGGTGAGCAGGTTGGTCAGATACTTCCTCAGATAGAGCGTACCCTGCTTGACTTCAACCCCGATCGTGTGCTGATCCTCGGTGACACCAATTCCTCCCTGGCTGCTATCGTTGCCGCCCGTGCCGGCATTCCTGTTTATCACATGGAGGCCGGGAACCGCTGTTATGACCCGCGCTCTCCCGAAGAGGTCAACCGCCGGCTGATCGATCATGCGAGTTCGGTCTTATTGCCGTACACCGAGCGGTCGAGGCAGAACTTGCTGGCAGAGGGAATCGAGGGCCGACGGATCTTCGTGACCGGGAACCCGATCCATGAAGTCATCGAGCACTATCGCGACCAGTGGGAGCAACCGGATGTGCTAGCGAGGCTAGGGCTGGAGGCCGGGAAGTTCTTTCTTGTGACGTTGCATCGGGAAGAGAATGTGGATGACGCGGCGAAGCTGCGAGAATTTCTTGAAGCATTCGGCGCGCTCGCTTACCGGTATGGTTTCCCAGTCATCTTCAGCACTCACCCGCGGACTCGGAAGAGATTGAAAGAATTCGAGCATTTGTTGAACTGCTTCGATACCAGGTTCCTCGATCCTTTTTCTTTCTTCGACTTCCTCGCGCTCCAGAACCAGGCCTTCTGCACCCTCTCCGATTCAGGCACGGTCCAGGAGGAGTCTTGTATCCTCCACACCCCCTCTGTGACTCTGCGCGGCCACACCGAGCGGCCGGAGACGGTGGAGTGCGGCGCGTCGGTGCTATCTGGAGCAGACCCAGAGAGAATCCTTGCACTGGTCAAGCAGGCCACCAGTCAGCCTACGAACTGGAACCCGCCTCCCGAGTATCTGCGCACTAACGTCGCCGAAACCGTAGTCCGGATTCTCACCAGTCACCATGAAAGGCAAGTATGATGAAAGTTCTCATCGTCGGCGGCGCCGGGTACGTCGGGGGAGCGGTGACTGACCTCCTTCAACAGTCCAAGCAACACATGGTTTCGGTTTACGACTCCTTGCTGTATGAGGATAGTTACTTCAAACCGATCTCTTTTTACCGCGGTGACATTCGGGATCACGACCGGCTGCTTCCTCTTCTTCGATGGGCTGACGCCGTGATCTGGCTGGCTGCCGTGGTCGGCGATGCTGCCTGTGCGCTGGACCCGGCTTCGGCTGTGGAGGTCAACCAGGAAGCAGTCAAGTGGCTCGACGACAACTTCCGCGGTCGGATCATCTTCCTCTCTACCTGCTCGGTCTACGGCGCGGCGGCGGAGGAATTGACCGAGACCTCGCCGACCAATCCTCTGTCGGTCTATGCCTCGACCAAACTGGCGGCAGAGTCCCATCTTCACCACGCCAACGCCATTATCTTTCGCCTCGGCACCTTATTCGGTCTATCTGACCACTTCTCCCGTGTCCGCTTCGACTTGGTCGTCAACACTCTGACTCAGCGCGCCCAGCAGACCGGAAAAATAACTGTGTTTGGCGGAGAGCAGTACCGGCCGTTGTTGCATGTCCGCGATGCGGCGCAGGCGGTGGTGTCAGCGTTGAATCAGACTGCGACCGGCGTGTACAACCTCCGTCGCAGCAATATGCGGATCACAGAACTTGCTGATGACATTGCTGGCCAATTCCCTGGTCTCGAAGTTATTCGCACGCCTCAACACTTCGAGGACAATCGGAACTACCGGGTCAGTTCAGAGAAGGCTCGGTACGAACTCGGATTCTCACCGTATTTCTCAGTTGCTGAAGGAATACACGAGGTCAGGGCTCTGCTCGAATCCGGCCGCTTGGCCGACCCGTCCTCCCCCCGCTACTGGAATGACCGACACCTTGAAAGGAATCGCTGATGGCTCTCCCTAGCGCTCAACCCAAGCCTGCTGACACCCTGGCCGCGCACTACCAGCATCTCCTGACCTGCCCCGAGATGATCGACACGCGCGACCACCTGCCGCTGTTTCATTCCCTGCCTGGCCGCGTCCTCGAAATCGGCTGCGATTGCGGGAACTCGACCACGGCCTTCCTCGCCGGCGCGGCGGACAGTGTGACTTCCATCGACATCAACCCCCTGTGCGCCGAGAACTTCCCGGACTCGCCGAAGTGGAGCTTCATTCTCGGGGATAGCCGCCAGAAAGAAACATATAATAAAGTTTGCAACCAACAGTTCGACGTGTTATATGTGGATGGTGACCACACGTATGACGGTGCGATGAGTGATTTGCTGAGATACTCGCAACTGGTTCGACCGGGGGGCCTAGTGCTTATTCATGACGTTCTTGCGACAGACAACTTCCCCGGCGTGTGGCTGGCGTTTTCGTGCTTTCGCGGCATTCACCCTCTTGCTGTCCCCTTCTCGGCCAAATACATCCGGCCCGGTAGCTATGGCCTGGGGGTGATTGAGATATGAGTCCAACAGTGTCGATTGTCATTACGACCTACAACCGAAACGCCCAGCTCGCGGCGACGCTTAACTCAATCCGCGCTCAGGATTTCTCCGGCGAGATAATCGTGGTGGACGACGGGGATGGCGCGCATGGTCATCCGAGTGCGGGCTTGGTTTGTGCGGCGCACGGTGTGCGGTACTTCCATCTTGCGCGCCCCGCTTCCACCCAATTCCGCAACCCAGCCTACCCCCTGAATGTCGGCATCCGCGCGGCCACAGGTGACATTGTGATCCTTCAAAACGCCGAGTGCTCGCACCAGGACTCGCAGACCATCGCCAAGCTGACTGCCATCGCTCTTGCTTCCCCCAACCTCCGTGCTGTTTTTGCTCGTGTCGTCGCGATCAACGAGGACGGCTCGGAGATGATGGTCTACTGTGGCCCCGAGAATCCGCGGCCGTACTTCTTCTGTGGAGCGATCCGTCGCTCAGTGCTCCTCCAGCTTCGGGGGTTTGACGAGGACTTCACCGGCGCCGGGTACGATGACGATGATCTTGCGCTACGGCTGCACTGTGAAGGAGCGGAGTTTCTGTTCACGGACACCTTGGTCCACCACCAGTGGCATTCGCCGGCCGGAGTCTACGCCGATGCCGAGGCGATGCGCGTATTGTACGAGCAGAAGTGCGCAGCAATGACGCGGGGAGAATTGGGGACGGTGCGAAATGTTGGCCGGGATTGGGGAGGGCAACCGTGACTTTGTCGCCTGACAACCTGGTAGTCCAAGGCTTCTGGACCGGCCCCCTGACCACGATGGAGCGGCTGTCGATGCAGTCGTTCATCGCGAACGGGCACGAGTTTCACCTATACGTGTACGACGGGAACATGGCCGGGGTGCCTGAGAATGTGAAGATCTGCAATGCCGCCGAGATCGTGCCGGAGTCCGAGGTGGTGACGTTCCGTTGCGCTCAACAACTGAGCGACTTTTTTAGGATTGCACTTCTGCTGAAGAAGGGCGGCTGGTACAGTGACTTGGACAACGTTTGTTTGAGAGCGCTGGACTTCAAATCGGAGTTTGTTTTTTACAGGGACTATGACGAATCCACAATTTCGTTCGCGCTGTCGAAGGCCCCGGCTGGTTCCCCGCTCATGCGTCACTGTTATGACTATCTCACTGCGATGACCACCGACGAGCGCGCTGGGCTCTCCTGGCAGGCCATCGGGTCGGACTTCGCGTGCGGCGCGGTTGAGTATTTTCGTATGACCCAGTTCGCCCAGGCCGGCCCGACGTTTGATCCCATCCGCTGGACTCGTGCAAAGGAACTGGTGGACCCGGTAGCCAAGTTCGACCTCAGCCAGTCTTATTCGCTCCATCTCTTTCATGCGGTGTGGAATAGAGGCCCCGTGGACAGTACAGGGAAGGGCTTCGATTTAGGGCTGCGCCCAGGCGAGCCGATTTGGACCGACGCGACTTACCATCCTGATTGCCTGTACGAACAATTGAAAAGGAGATACCTCTGATGCCACGGTCTAAAGTTTTGCTCACTTTTTTGTCGGCCTACCACCCCTCGCGCTGGCACTATCGCCAAATTCTGCGCAAGCAGTGTCTCCAAAATTCTCCAATCGATTACAAATTTGTTTTCGGCGATGAGCCTTTCCCTGGAGACCGCGAACGCTGCGGGATTCCTGACGATGAATTCCTTCATGCACCGGGTTCGGACGATAAGAAGTTTTTGCATTTGAAGGTGAAGGCGTCGTGTGAATACGCTCTCGCCAACGGATATGACTTCTTGATGAGATGCACGGACGACTGTTGGGTCTACCCTGATCGTATTCTCGAAGCGGGACTCCAGGCTTTTGATCTTGCCGGCGCGTTCAGTTGCAAGTTCTCCCTCGGCGGCACGTTCAAGACGTGGTTCAAGTATCTGAACTATCCGCATGGCGGAGCAGGCATCTGGCTCTCGCGCAAGGCGATGGAAATGCTCGTTGCGGCTAAGTGGGATGAGCATTATCTTGACTCGTGGCCTGCTCGTATCGATTTGGGGTTTGGTCTCGCTTTTCCACGTCCGGATTGGCTCTGGGATGACCATTTTATTGGCGAGGTTCTTCAAGGTAATCTCGCTTATGATGACCCTCTTCGTGAACAGCCGATGATGGCGTACCAAGCCAATGGGATTTCGGTCTTCGAGGACGAGATGCTTTTTTGGAACGATGACCCGAAGAGGCCGTTGACCATCCACGATCCGGGCGTCGTCAAAGAGAATCCGCAAATGGAGACGGTGAAGAGGCAAGTTCGTCATCGCAACATCGCTCAAGCGATGCGGGCGGCGCGAGTGCCCGAGGCTGAGATCAAGGAGGCATCCAGTGGCAATTAAGTTCACGCGAGAGGCCAACTCAACTGACCTCCTGATCCGGTTCACACCCGAATTGATCTGTAGTGCCTCTCTCGATCAGTTCGTCGAAGAGATGCAGAAGGCTGTGCGGGAGTTCGTCCAGACCGATCCTGAAGTTCGCATCCTTATCAACGAGATGGTGCGGACGGCGTTCGGACAAGTGGACTTGCTGAAGCTGGTCACGGAGACGATCAAGCAGAGTCTGCCCACCTTGGCCGAGCCAACTGACCTGAAGGAGTCCCCCAATGCGGTTTGAAATGTTTCAACGCGTCGGTGACTTCTTCGAGAAGCGCGAGGAGTACCGCAAGCAGGCCTTAGCCTCGCTTCGCCGTCGCGAAGGCCTACCCACCAGTGAACATCTTCGCGGCGCCTTCTACCAGCGCGCGGACGGGTTCTATCGTGAGCCTCCAGGCAAGGAAGTCTTTCTTGACACGACCCTCTACCCGAATGGTAACGGGGGATTCACGCAGTGGGCCACAGGGACCAGAAAGGGCGCGTCGAGAGAAGAGGCCAGCCGGCATTGGGGTGGATCTTCGTTTGAGATTCTGGACGTGGCCGAAGACGGTCGTCTGCTCGCCGATGAGATGCTGGACCTCAACCGCGATGCCGGAACCTACGAGATCGCCGAGCGCGTGAGCCATGGTTCTGCCAGCGAGCAGGCGCCTGGGCTGGAACTGGCCGGCACTTCGGACGAGGAAGTGGACGCACGGTTGCAGGAGTATTTGAAGCGAGGCAAACAATGAAAATTGCGGATTGGGTTTATCGCAGGTTGTTCGATGTCGCAGGTAAGGTTCAGCAGTGGGCGCTAGTTCGCCATTACGGCATAAATGCCCCAGCTCCTCCTGACTGGCGTGTTCGTGAGGGCCTTCCTTCGCACGACCGATGGCCAAAACATTCGGATGGGTTGACATCCGCCTTGGTTGTCGGTGCGCAGAAAGTTGGACGAGTGAAGCCTGTGCGTGCGGAGACTTTTCCTGCGGTCGGCGGACAGTTGGCGCCTGTGGATGAGGAGAGCGTCAGCAAATGACCACCCTCGCTGAGTCTCGGCCCGATCTTGTTCACCCTTTCCAGTGTCAACCTGGGCGCGAGGGCGAGTGCAGTCACTTCTATCTTTGGTTCGGGGGCTTCGTGAAGTGCAAAGCTAAGGAAAACGATCCGATCCATAAGAATGGTCCGCATTTGTTGACGGCGGAGAACGGAGAGCAGGCGTACTGCAAGGATGATCCAGCGACCTGCGAGCATTGCGCGAAAGGTCTTCCCGGAACATTCTACAATTGGGAGGCCGCCGAAGATGCCCGCTGATCCCCAACTTTGTCCTGATTGTGAGCAACCTTCGGACACCATTCCCTGCCCGTCCTGTCAGCAGTGGCGCGATCAGAAGTTCGTCAAGATGGACGACGAGTGGCAGGACAAATTGGCTCGGCGCAAGCGGTTTCGCCCCCTGAGCGCGATGTCTGGCGCGGACTTTGGTGAGGCGTTGGCGGATATGGTCAAAGCAATAGAAAGATCGAGGCAACAATGACCCAAGAAATCGAATCCGTAAAGCCCGCCCTCACTGTGATTCTTGACGACGGCGACTTCATCATCAACTCGACCGGCCCAATTGGCAAGCTCATGGCCCAGGCGATCCTTCCGGCTGCCGCGGCGGCGCGTAAAATTACCCTGATCTGTGATGGCGAGATGAAAGTTATGAAGCGGAACGGGACAGGGCAAGCACCGCAGACGGCAGCGGAGCACAACGCCAAGCGACCGGCTTCTCCACCGGTCTCTGCGGGACCGGACATTCAGGATCAGTTCGCTGCCGATCTTGAAGCTGGGCGTACAGGCGAGCAGGCCACAGGGGAGTCTCCAACTCCCACTCCCGGTCCCAGTGATCCAGTGAAGATTCCTGCCAGGCGCAAGCCTCAAATCTTCCAGGACGCCGCGGCCCCACCCGCGCCGGAGCTGGCTGAGGCGGAGATGGACCGCCTTCTTGCCGAGGCAGCCCAAGCTGATATCGATGCTGCCAAGGTCGCTGAGGACCAACGGTTCCAGCGGCAGCAGGCTGTGCAGGCCGGCGGCGAGCCAGCGCAGGTTGAACCCGTCGCCGAACCCGCTGCCGCCGCTCCACGCAAGCGCGAGCCCCGTCAGCTCGCTACCTCTGGCAGGGCCTGCGGCCGCTGCGGCGGTGGCGGGCAGATCCAAGGAGAGGCCGGGTTCGTTGGCTCGTGTCCGGTTTGCCACGGCGAGGGCCAGGTCAAGACGTGGGACCGCGCGTTGAAGATTCGTTATCTGTAGTACAGTAAAGTCGCAAACCAAGGGGGGATTAGCTGATGGTGAACGAGGATTTGGTGTACCTGACGAGTACAGCGTGTAAGCATAAATCTCCGAGCCTAGCTGGTCAAGTAAACTATGTGCAGTTTGACAACGGAGGCCAGTTTATTGTCTCTAAAAACGCACTTGACAGCTTGGAACTCGGAAAGACGTACTCGTTTTATCTGAAAGAAATAGAGACAGGCGAGGAGGTTTCTCAATGATTGGTGAAACCTGGACTAGCTACAAGCTTCAACCTGCTCCGCCAAGTCTTTTGTGCCAGTTTAGGATCAATTTTCAAGCGTACTGTGCCGCTGTAGCTAATTCGCGTTTTTGTTTGCGAAGGTGGAGGGATGAAGGGCCTCCTCGTATCGGGTACGTTAAGGACTTCTCTGGGCAATTCGATACAGATGATCTTGAATGGAAGTTAACCGGGATAGCGAAGGAGCAGGCGATGCAAGAAGAGGATTCTCGTTAATGGCCACGCTCCCCGATAACGCGCTCCCTCTCTGCAACAATCCGCAGCATCCCCGTGGTCTCCCCACGCGCATGATCTTCCTCCAGACCAAGGATCACACGCATGTTTTCGGTTGCCAGGCTTGCAAGGATGTGAACCGCAAGCTCTCCGTGCGGGTGATGACCGACCAGTTTTTCAAGCGCGAGGTCAGGAAGCAACTGGCCAGCGAGAATCGGCTCCTTCACGCTCCTCTCCGTCGCCGGCAGCGCACTCCTGGAGAACTTGGCCTGATGCGGGAGATGTCTCTCGATGCCGCGCGCGCCAACGCAGCTTCCCGCTCGATTGGCTGGGACTCGTCGGCGCGTCGCAGCAAGGACGGCAAGTTCGAGCTTGTGATGTACAAGAGCCTGGGCAACGGTGATCTCCATATCCAGATGGCGGTCGGGGGCAAACTCGCCCCCCAGATGGACGACCACATTGCGTCGAGAGAAGAGTTCAGAACTGAAGAGGCATACTGGACTCGTGTCGCTCGGGCTTCGGAGTTGATGTTGCACTTGTACGGCGATCCGCGCGCGCCGCTGTCGCCAGAAGAGTCGGCGCAACGAGAGCAGGAGATGTACTAACCAGTTAACGAATCGAAAGGATCAAAATGTCCAGACTCGCAGCAGTTCACACCGGTCAGCCAACGCAAGGCCTTGGAACCGTCCCGGCCGCTCGCGTCGCCGTCAAGCCAACTGCCGTCCCCGCACGTCAGTATGCGTCCCCTCTTGAAGCCCAGTACGCCGAGGCGGAGGCGTCAGGAGCGCTTGATATCGACGATCTTGCCGCTCCCCATCTCGCTCCTGCCGACACTTTGCTTTCTCCCCGTAACCATTACTCTGCGGTTCGCGCTACCGCGACTGCCGCTTGGCTTTCCCTTACTGCGACTGAGATCGAAGTTCGCCAGCACTTCAAGTCCATTCCGGTTCAGCATGGGCTCGAAACCCTGGCCCGGATGCGCCACCAGTGTGACCTGGCGGCCTCCACCTTGCAGGGCCGGATGGACGAGGGGAATACCGAACGCTGCACCGGCTGCGGGAAGACTTTGGAGGAGGTTCGTAAGTCTCAATGGATCATGGTTGGAAGCGACATGGACCCGGATACCGGTGTACCGGTTCCTTTTCGTTTCTGCGGACCTTTGTGTGTGCGTGAGCGCAATCGCAGGACCATGCTTCCGAAGGACCAGCGCGACAAGTTGCGGTTCGACGGACAAGAAGAAGGAGAAATTCGGTGAGAACAATACTAGGCATTCCTTATGAGAGATGGGGGAAAGGCTAGTCCTGGAGAAGTTGCGGTTCGACGGACAAGAGGAAGGCGAGATACGCTGATGGCCAAACGCAAGAAGTTGTCCCCTGATCTGCATATCCCCTTGGCGGATATTCCCTATCTTTCTGCTTCCGATCTGCTTGCTATCGACGGGCCGAAATTTATTACCTCGGACAGCATGGAGGGAGCGAAGACTTTCGCGGTGCTCATTTCTCACGATAAGTGGCGGACAATGAATCACACCATACCTGCGGTCAGTCCACATAGAGCCGGGGTATTCTGGGTAGGCGAGCAGGCTTACTTAACGATTCCGGTGGAGCAGCGTGGCGGAACGGCTGTGTGGCATCCTGTGTCCGAGACCGGCTTGGAAATTATTACACGCAAGAGGAGTAAACCCAAATGACTAACCACACCCAACTCATGCAAGACCGCATCGCCAAACTCTCCCTTCAGCCCAACGACTTAATCATCGTCCGCGACGAATCCGATATGTCCACTTTTTTGGAGATGACTCAGCAAGGCATCGGATTCTCGCCCTACGCCAATCCAGTCATCCTTGTCCGCGGCGGACTGGAGAAGGCCACGCGGCAGGATCTCCTCGAAGCGCTGTCTGTGATCGATCAGCAATCCGAGACGGTCAGCCGGATCATTACCGATCTCTCAGCGCCAGTTCTCAGAAAGGTTCAATAGCTATGACACATAACATGCTTAACCCATTCGTTCCGTGCTCTGCTTCGATTTTTCTGAACGACAACCCGCTGACTTCTACCTACTGTATGCGCGAGAAGGGCCATGCGGACGAGCAAGTGAAGGGATTCCCCGGCGGGCACAACACGGTCGATGCGGCGCCGGTGCCGGTCGTGAAGGAGCAGTGATGCTCTACGACACGATCTGCGAAATCTGGCCTCAATATCGCAAGCGGCCTCAGTCTGAAGTTGAGAAGCGGTTTGTTTCGCGGTATCCCACGACGGGGGATTACAATAAGTTGCTTGCTGGACCTTTGTTCAGCCGTGGGGGGCCAGATCCCCTAGAGATATTCATCAAGTAATAGGAGATCGCCATTCCCCTTCAGCTAGACCATGTCGAGAAATTCTTCTCGCGGCTCACGATCCGTGACCGTGACGAAGGTACTCGCCTACCTTTCCACATGCGTGACCAGCAGCGTGAAGTTTTTCACCTCGCCAAGGACCACCTTGCGAGGAAACGCCGGCTGTTCATGATTTTCCTGAAAGCTCGCCGTGTGGGCCTCTCGACTCTCGCCACCGGTCTTGGCCAGGCTCACTGTATCGCGCACCCAGGCTCGCTTGCCCGCTGCATCGCGCAGAATGCCGAAGTCGCCGCAGCCAATTTTGCCATGGCCTGCGGGTTTCGCGATGATTGCCGAGACTTATACCCAGGAGCCCCCAAGCCGACCAAGAAAACACTCATCTGGCCTCACTCCGACGGCCCGGACTCCTTGTTCACGCACCACACGGCCGCCACGGTCCACGGCCAGCGCGGTTTGACTTCCTCCTTTCTGCACATGACCGAGGCGGCCTTCTACCCCTACGAGGGGGCGTTCACCTCGCTCATGAACACGCTGAGCAAAGACCCGAACAATATCTGCCTGATCGAGACCACGGCCAACGGGATGGAAGGCCCTGGCGAGGCCTACTACCAATACTGGGAAGCGGCGGTCGCGGGCGACAATGAGTTTCTTCCTATCTTTCTGCCATGGTGGGACGACCCAGCTTACGTGCTTCCTGCCGAATTCGCTGCTGACGCCCCGCGTGATGAATACGAACGCTATTTGATGAACGACATCAAGCATTGGAAGACCGGGAAACGAGTCAAACTCGGCAAAGATCGTGTTGCATGGTTTCGTGAAACTCTTGCGACCAAGTGTGAAGGGATTTTGGAAAAGTGGAGAGCGGAATATCCGAGTACTCCAGAGGAAGCTTTCGTTGCCACAGGTAACCCCGCTTTCACCATCGAAGAGATGCAGTTTGCGAATAATTCCCTGATAAAAATTCCTCCGTGGCAGGGCCGGTGCGTATTGTCAGGAGACAACAAACATGGAGAGATTCAGAAGGGCACAGATGGGCCTCTTGTACTCTACGAGACGCCTCAGCCCAAGCACCACTATTTCGCCGGGGTAGACACAGCGCGCGGGGAGGAATCGACTATGGCCCCAGGTGACTATGCGGCTATCGTGGTCTGGAACGCCGAGACTGGGAATATGGCTGCGCGGTACGCTTCGCGTGTGTCGCCGGAGGAAATCGCCTCCGTTGCTGCCGCTTTGGGCTACTACTTCAACTCGGCTATGCTCAACGTCGAATTGAACAATTTAGGATATACGACCATGCGCGAGTTGCGCGACCGATTGTACTATCCTTTGCAGTATCTCTGGAAGGGACGCGATGACAAGGCGTCCACATCCAAGCCGGGTCAGGCTTATGGGTTTGAGACTTCCGATCGTTACCGCCGGATGATGTTCAATCTCTTCCGCAACGCGCTGCACCGCAAGGAAGTAGTACCTAAAGATCGTCAGTTCATAGCCCAGATGAAGAAGGCGAAGATGGAAATGGGCTGGCGGTGGACGGTGTCGGTTGGGCACGATGACGTGCTTTGCGCTGGGTTGCTAGGCTGGATCGCGAAAGAACAAAACCATCCAACCTCGTGTTCCCCCAAGTTATCGAAGAACGTCATGATGACCAAAGAAGAACTTGAAAACGCAGGGTTCTCGCCGGCGCGCGGTCAGATGCCCGAGTGGCTCAAAGATCCGACGGTTACAGGGTCAGGGATGCTGTTGACCAGCGGGAACGATCATTTGCGGAAGTTGGAGATTTACTCAAAAAAGAAACAGAAGATGAATCGATTGGAGTGGATATGAAAATTGATCTTCAAACCAATGCAGATTTGCAAAGATTCTCCCGTGCAGCCAACAAACGTTACTTCGGTGGAAAGTTGCCGATAGCTAGGATACAATTCACCGCCAAGTTGGGAAACCATTGTCATGGGAAAACGAGAGTGCAGAAATATCACTTAGCTTTTAGGATTCTTGCAATACACGGTAAAGAGTACGACGAGGAGGTAGATTGTTATCATATTGAGATCAATACCAGGCTTCGCCGCTGGCGTGATCTTTGTATGATGACCGTGTATCACGAGATGGTTCACGCAGAGTTGGACAGTCTCGGTTTCCGCGGCAAGGAACTTTCGTGTAGGAAGAGTGGGACTAGGTTCAATCAGCGTATGGTTGAATTGGCTCAGGCTGGAGCTTTCAATGGATTGTGGTAGGAGGCAACGAGGTGATTAAAGATGATCGAGCAGAATCTCAACAAGCTGATCCTGACTTTTCCCACGGCGGACTCGGCGACGACCTTCGCAATTTTCTTGCAGAGCCTGCTGACGGTGTCAGCCAGTCCCCAACCAAGCCAGTCCACACACGAAATCTCCGAGCCACCTTTCGAGCAGTCCCCGGAACCGACTCAGGTTCCGCCCTCGACCCCGGTTTCCCCGGAACCAAGGCGTTCTCGGCACGCGGTCTTGACCGAGGAGCGACAAGAACAACTCTTCAATCAGCGCCAGGCCGGGCAGACGCAGCATCAGCGCCAGCTCCGCGCGCAGACGACCTTGAGGGACGGCGTGTTGCCCTTCAGCAAGCCGGGGGCGCAGCCACAGCCATCAGGCCAGCCGTCGCCGCGGCAGAGAGCCCAACAGGAGGGGACGTTCGCGGACGGCGCCCTTCAGGGCGCTCGGGTACTGCGGTCGGCAGTGCCGATCGATCTGCCGGCCGACGCGGCCGTCCCCCCGGAAGCGGGAAGAAGCCGATTACGGCCAGTCTTCCCAAAGCTATAGCGAAGCTAGTTCCGAAATCGGACGCTCCGGTATCAGCTTCCAAACTGATCCCCACCGAGACTGAGCGTGCCGATGCTCGGCGCCTGTTCCGCGAGATCGGCCAGCGGTTCAATGACAATCGGAAGAAGTCGAAGACCGCGGCCTATGCTGGCTTCCGCCATGACTTGATGGATAATTTGGACACTCTGGTCATGGGCGGCGCGATCGACCTCAAGGAGGCGACATCGATCATCACCAACCTGGAGCAGTACACCAAGGAGACGGAGTCTGAAAGTGTAGAAACGCCCGCGACGGTATTGGGACGATGGCTCAGGATGGACGCTGCGGAAGTGGCTGGGTTGTCGGTTCCTGTGGAAGAGGTTGAGCACAACCTGGCCGAAGATGAAGCTGAGTTCGAGGCCGGTTCTGATTTAGGGGAAGACGAGGAAGAATCAGGAGAAGAGATCGACGAGTTGTAGTCTCTTTCCAATCCAGGTCATGCAGGGAACAGCCATGCTGTTTCCCAAACAGCGATATTTATTTCCATCGGCAGCAGGCTTTCCATTGATTGTGATGTCAAGATAGTCGTCGGGAAATCCCTGGAGTCTACAGCACTCGACGGGGGTCAGTCGTCGGACTTGCATTGCGCTTCTCACTGCTTGTCTGTTTCCACTTCCATCGTTGCTACGTAGCGGAAAAGCCAAGTCATTTGCTGTTTCTGGGGTGCTATTGCAGTTCACGACCTCTGTCGCCACATAGCTCCTTGAACTGCCCCCGCTCGCTGAGCGTAACGAAGCCTGGTCGGCCATCTCTGCTTGCGAACCGTCTTCGCGGCCTCGGAGGTTGAACGCCACCGCCACCTGTCCTCCAGCGTTCGCGTGGCTTGCCGAGTGCCCCATTCCGCGCGGGGTCGGCGAGATTTCGCCGGAGTCGAGGCCGGAATCTTTGCAGGAGAAGGCGACAGCCATTCCTCCAGCTTTTGCGACATCAAGCGAGGGCGATACGGAATCGAAGCTCGGTCCTTGTGCTGTGGATGACTGCTTGGATTGGAAAGCCACCGGCACCAGCGGCGTCCCTCTCCCCGTTCCATCCTCCGAGGCGTCGAACCCGTCTGCGCGGAGGGAGTGAGTAACTGCCAGGGTGCTCTCGTAGATCGCTCGGGCTTGGGTTCCGATTGGCTGCGAGCCTTCCGTTTCGTTCCAGTATCCTCGCCCAGAAGCAATGAAGGTCTCGCTCTCGAAGTCCAACCGGTCGCTGGGGCCGCCGTGCGCGTTGCAGGCCGTGGCTACGTCAATAGGTCCGCCAGTATTGTTGCCGCCGAAGGCTGCGGCGACGAGTCCGCCGTCGCAGTCGAAGTCGGTTTCGAGGCTACGGGTCCCGGCCCCGTAGCCACCGCCAGCAATGCGTCGCGAAGGGATGGTGGGAGCGCTTTCCCTCTTTTCTCTGCTCGGCGGAGTATGCCCTTGCAGGCTTTCGGGGAAAGAAAGAACCGGCGGTCTACTACGCCAGTCTCCAGAATCTCGGACAAGGAAGACGCGACGGCGCCGCTGCGGAACTCCGAACCACTGTGCGTCCAAAACTGCCCATTCGACGAGTCCTCGGGGTCCAAGAGCCACTCCGGTGTTTTGCCATTTCGCTTTTGGTACAGCAAACTTGGCTCCGACCATTTCTCCAACCACCGCCGCAAAGTCAAGTCCGGAGTTGGAAGAGAAGAGACCTGGGACGTTTTCTGCGATGGTCCAGCGGGTTCCCCAGAGTTCCCGGCAGATTTCAACGATTCGCATAGCTTCAAAGAAGAGTCCACTTCTTGCCCCTTTCAATCCGGCACGCTTGCCGGCCACGCTGAGATCCTGGCATGGAAATCCGAACACGATGGCGTCCACGGAGCCGACTTCGACGAGTCGTTCGCGCGTAATTCCGCAGACATTTCCTAAATTTGGAACATCAGGATAGTGGTGCTTCAAGACGGCGCAAGGGAACTTGTCGATCTCAGCGACTGCCGCGCAGGTCCAACCAAGTGGTAGCCAGGCAACTGATGCGGCCTCGATGCCGCTGAATAAACTGATGAAACGCATGAGGGGAGTTTATTGCAAACTTTCCATTTTGTCAAATTGCTTTGGTGTTATGGCATTCAGTCCCTTTTTTCTCTTCCAAGCACTATCCTTCCCCTAGCACCGTCTCTCGCTCGGAGGTTCCGCCAATGTCTGCCAGTGTGCGACCCAAGTATTCGACCACGGCTCCCGCCCGCTTCTCTTCCGACCTCCCCGAGAACCCTCGCAAGCAGTATCGTTCCCCCGAGGCGCGTCCTCCAGGACGCTCTGGCGGCGTCCCCTGCGACACCCCGCATCGTGTCTCTTCCTCCATCCGCAAGGGAGCCAAGCAAAGGAGTCGTCGCCGTGGATGATTACGATTCTCCGGATCAGGCTCCTCCCGAGGTAACCATCTCTCCTGCCGACAACGGTCATGTAGTCCGCTGGCATCAGCGTGGCAGCAAACGCGGTGAGCCTGGCCGTGAGATCAAGCGCGTCGCTTCGACCAAAGAAGAGGCGCTGGGCCACGCTGACGAAGCGCTCGGTGGTGGCGGCTCGACAAAATCTTCCAAGAAACGAACCCCTTCACGGGATGGGCAACTCGGCACAGCCGGTGCGGGGGGCGAGTCTGACTCTGCCCCCGCTGCCCACTCTGCTCGCACACCCCACCGCGGCTCGTCCCGTC